TGCTTTTACTGCTTTTGTGTATAGATATGCTCCATTGATGTCTACGCCATCATTGCCGATTGATATACCGCGTTGCTCTAATGCTTCGGCATTTTTTGGATCTTGGACATATCCTAGGAATTGGCCAGCATCGTGTCCAAATTCCTTTCTTACTTCCGAAGGTAAACCTTCGAACATATTTTTTACGTTAGCGACTGTTATCATCGCTTGTTGGAAGTCTATTTGTGATACATCGTCATAACGGCCTTGATTGTCTTTTGCGTGTCTTATAAATCCTGTTCTTGCGTAATCCGCAAGTATTACGTTTATGTCGCATTGATTTTTATGTGTTTGTTCTGTGAGACCTTCGCCACAGTCTACTACTGGGCATAGCTTACGGTCTCTACGTGGTACTGTTTTTTCTTTTAATACGCTCATGTTATTCGCTCCAAGTGTTGCCTAATTGTTTTTCAATCCATTCGATACCTGAACGTTCTGCTTCGCCGAGGTTGTACCAAACGTTTTGAATGATTTGTTTTGTGTTACCGCCTATTTCGGTAACTTTTGTTGCTAAGTCTGAGACTGTTTGTGAGATTGAACTTAATACGTCTTGATATCCTTTTGTTGATTGTCCTACTAAATTGCTAACCGCTTCCGCTAGATTAGAAAATTGTTCGGTGATTGTTGCTATTCCTTCTGATCCCGGAATAAGATTTTCTGCTAATGTAGTTTGAGCCTGTGTTAATGCTGCATTTGCTTTTTTTAGATTGATGTCGGCTTCGCCGACTCCCATTTGTGTTGCTGCTTGTAGTCCGGTAGTGACTGCCGATCCTAAGTCCGGTACTGATGGCATTGCTCCTGCTGGCGTTGATGCGCCTCCGAGTTTTGCTGATAATATTGGGTTTAATCCTGCTGCTCGTAAATCTGTTACCTCGCGTTGATGTGCTGTATCTGACATTTTTTGTTGGAATGCCCTGTTTTTTGCTGCTTGTCTAGCACTGAAAGCGCCGGAAACGGCGCTTCCTAATACTGATCCTGCTATTTGACCCCACATGACGATCTCCTTAGAAGTGATCGATTAGACCAGGCACGCTAAATAGCGGCATTGGTCTTGCGCATTGATAGTTAAAATAACAATCCATGTGGAAGTCTGGTTCTGTTGTTACTGCTACTACTCTGTCCATAGGTGGTGTTTCCTCTATGAATGTTTGGTTTAGAGATGGTAATGAGCCGAATTCTTGTGATAGATGCCATGCATCTAAGGGGGTTGCGTCATTTGACCGCATTTTTCCGGTAATCATTGATGGTTTATATCGGTATTCTGCCCAGCGTTCTTGATAGCCGAACACGTCGTCATCTGCTGCTGTGCCTTGTGTATATATTTCTTTGTTTAGCACTGCTTGCTCACCAATGTGGGCGAGCGCAGGCCAAAACATATCGTATCGAGTTGATCGTGAGTACATACGGGGTAGCCCTTGCTGATACGTTAAATCGGCTCTAACGGACGCTATACCCATCACGATTGAGTGTTCTGTGAATGATTTTGTAAAGCCGCCGCCTTGGCATGTGATTGTCCCTGCTGCTGCTAAGTCGCCTACATTTCTTGCGCCTGTATCGGCTGTTGTTGGTGTTGATTCGAAATTAACTGGGGAAGATGTTCCGCCGAGGAATTCTGGTCGGTATGTTACATCTAAGAAATTTACGCCAAAGTGCGACTTCACTATTTCCGAATATCGTGTGCCTGATCTGGCATCTCGCTCTAATAGTTTTTGAATCTGGAATGCTTGTCTCAGTTCATTGACTGTTGAGGCTGTCGCGCTGGATAAATCTGCATAGATTTGAGGGACTCCGTTTGTGTCTGTTTCCATGAATATATTGCCGTATGCAGCAGTGTTTCTGTATTTTGCATAGGAAGGTGTTCCGCCACCTGTTTCTTTTACTGTAGCGGGCCCACCTAATCCTGTTGTGGAGTTATCTCCCGCAATACCGGTAATTGGTGCTGATGTTCCAAGAGGCATTGCTACTGCATCCCCTTTTTGTAACCAAGGAAGACATGATGTGAAGTAATCGTGTCTTTTGCCACGGTTTCGAATGGTGTAATAACTGGCTGTATCTCCGCTATCTCCTGTTGGTACTGTAAGTGAATCGATTAGATTTTGATCTCTATACCATTCGTTGTAAATATGATTGTACGCACGTAGTGCGAGTGTATTGTGTTCGTAGTCTGGAACTTTTGTTGGTAGTCCTAGGTAATCAAATAATGATGTGTTGGCGTAGCCTGTTGCCGCTGGCGCGTTCATTGTTGGAAATGTGTAATCTGTTGAATCTGATGGGTCTGTTTGTTCTCCGCAAAATTTGCGGAAGTTATCCCATATTTGTCTTACTGGTACTGCAAAGAAATGGACATCTAAGAATAAGTTATCCATTAGTGGGTAAAGTGGTGTGTTAATACGTGCGAATAGAGTGGGATTGAGTGTGAGTGTATCTCCGGGTAATGCTTCGTCAACGAAGACGGGTATTAGTTTTCCGGCGTCGAATGTTGTTTTAAGTCCATGTGATCTATTGAATGATGAACGTGGAATATCTGCTGTTGGTGCCTGACTAAAGGCATGTGTCATAACTGATTTCATTTTATTTTGCCTCTTGAGTAGCTAATAATGCTTTTAATGATTTAATTTCCGTAATTAAGCTTTGTTCTTCTGATGGTTGTACTAGTTCTAATGCACTACATACCAGCTCTGGTTGTTCCTTTGGTGTAATTAATCCTGTTGAATCGTCAAGCTCTCCTAAACAGAATAGAGAAAATTGTTCGGGGTGTTTATTGATATTATTTTCTTCTTTTGAGTTGATGTTGTCCTCAAAGGCTCGCATGGCTAATGCTTTGTTGTGCATGAAGAATGGGGTTACGTATGCTTGAGCTGCTTTATCGTAAATTGAATACATTTGAACTTTCATTTCATAAGCCTTCTAAGTTTCGTTTAAGTTGATTTGTTTTTGCTAACATTACTTTTTCTTTGGTTGCTAATCGTTCATAGGTTTGTTCCTCTGGGTTAATAAATTTTTTCCGTTTTCTTTTGCGGTCCATCATGTCTAGTTCGTCTTCGACGGCAAGTACGTTATCGTAATACCGTGGTAAGGACATTTTTTGTTTATTGACAGTAATATAATCTTTATTTGTATCTGATTGGAACTTTTCAAGCCAAGCTCGACCAAGTCCATAACGCCAAAGAGTTTGGTCGTCTTTTTTTCCAGACCCTCTAGAAGATAAGCAGAATTCCGGTTCAATTTGGTGTATTTCACCAGTATCGGGATCCGCGACCATATAATGCTCTTTATTTGTTTTACCTGTTTTTGGATCGATTGCATCATTGTCTCCTTTTCGTTTTTTCATACAATAACGCGCTACATATGCCGCGCTCTGGAATGACATTTCTCCAATTAAGCTATGACCCAACGTCCAACTTTTTTCAAGAGTTGGTGACCTGTATAAAATGTCGCCATTTCTCGTTTTAGTGTGTAGATATCTGTCCTCATAGAATGATTGTCCAAAGAGTATTGCGTGGTAATGTGGTCTGTTGTTTTTTTCTCCATATTCGCCACAAGCGAAGTATTTGAAGCGTTTCCCTGTGTTTTTTCGTAAGCGTTTGAAGAATCGTTGTAGTTCTTCTTTGTGTATTGAATGATCTTTGGGTAAGTTTTCTGGTGAATAGGTTAATGTTATGAATGAATTTTCCTTGTGCATTTGTGCTTCGTGAACGCACCTAACGGCCCATTGCCGTGAATGCTCTAATCTGCAACCGTGACAGCGTCCGCAAGGAACTGTGACTTCCATGTCTTTATATCCATCGTTTGGACTGAATACTATTGATCTTTTCCCTGTTTTTGGGTTGACGAATTTTGAACGCCATCCGGTTAATGGTGCTACACACGCCATTACAGGCGTGTGCCTCCGCGCATAGGACGGGAGTTAGTGTTAAAGATGTGTGTTTTATCTGCGGTTGCTTTAAATAGTTTTTTTGCGCCTTTAAAGCTTAGTTTTTTACGTTTACGGCTCATAATATGTCTCCTGCGCGTGTGCGCTTTGTTCGTTTAATTGGTGGTTTTGCGAATAATGCTGCTATGTTAGTAATTGCTAGAACGACTACTTCTAGGTTATTGAGTATCAAAGCTAATAGATCCACTGATAATCCCTCTCGGTTTAATTTTCGCTTTGTCATATTCTACATGAATATGTGTTGAATGTTCTATCACATGATAGTCCGATTGTAAATCGTTTCTTAATTGTTCTACCACCTGTTTTTTTTCATCTTCGGTAAGAAATCTAGTTCTAACGTCTAAGGCATAGCCATAGTAATGAAGTGATCCTGCTGAATGTGTGCCATCTGTGCCCGAAGTGACTACCAAAGGGTAGTTTAGTTTTTGATATATATATTCTGCGATAAGTAGAACTTTACGCATTTCTATTTTTAATCCTGTCAGGCTGGCGCCTTCT